CCTAGTATATCTGCAGGCTCTTGGTTAATACGTTCTTCTATCGTTCTATTTCTCAAAGTTCGATTATCTCCGCATTATTAGGGGGTGTAGGATTTATAACCCTATCCATATCTCTTACGAAAGAATTAAAGTTATATAAAGTAGAAGATTTTATAGAAACCTTATTTTCCTCATTATAAGAACTTACGTCTATTATAACAGGTTCTTTTTTAGGTGATAAACTATCTTTTTTATTAGACTTTAATCTACCTAAAAAGTTAAATTTCATAAAATATCCACTTTGGCATTATAAAGAAGCTATTATATATAAAAAGTATAATCTATATAATTTAGGCAGTAAGCCAGTCTGCTCCTCGTGAGAAAAAAGATTTCTTCTTTTCTTGGCTTTCCTTTTTATCTCTAACGTAGGGTTTATAGCAACCCTTATTAGCATAGTACATACCATCTAACAAGTCATCATGTTTTCCTCTAGGATACAGTAATAATTCATTTTCAAATTCAACCATCTTTGTCATCATATAAACTTTTCTTTGCGCAAATGCAGGCTGCATTGATTCTAGCCTACTAGACTTAGCATTTCTAGGATTTTCTCTAATTTCTAATCCAGGAACATACATACCTTGCTCCTCTGCCATTTGTCTAACATACTCTCTAAGCATTTCCTGATAACCCACAACCTCGATCCGAGTTTTTTTAGAATTATATGTTTTAAAATTTTGTAAGATAGCATCAGCAACTGCTAATGGTGTTGCATGTTTTCTCCAATAGGGTAAAACAAACCTATTCATATTTTCATCTATAGCTATATTGAATATTACAGAAAAGTCTGCTGTTTGCTTTGTACTCGAAGCTGGGTCCACCCCAGTAAAGATATTTACAACTCTTTTCTCTTCCACCTTCTCGCCATTTAGTTCAGTTATATGTAGTAAAGCCTCGCCATCATTATCTATCTTCACGAATCCATCGTAATATTGAAACATGTCCTGTTTAAATAATTGGTCTTCATCACCAACAATTTGACACATGTACTCTCGATAAAAAATACTCGCCCTGTTTATAGACTCTAGTTCTGCCTTTTTGTTGAGCAGCTTATCCATAGGCCAGACTGCGTCCCAAAGAGGGACTCCCTTTTCCATGTCAGGGCGAAATGTCATTGTTTCCCATCCCTTCATTCCTTTTAGCAGCTCTACCATACAACGTTCATGCTGCGGAGTTCCTATCACAGCTATTCTGCCTCTGATAGGATCTAATGAAGGAACGCCAGATTGTAGCAGCCATCTTAAATTTGCTTCCATAGCTTCTGACGTCTTAGTGTTGTTTTCATCTTCTGGGTCATCTAATATAATTAAAGTAGGACGTTGATTTCCTACCTTTATACCACGAATCTGTTGTCCAGTACCTTTGCATATAATCATAGAGCCATCTTTTAACTCTATTTCAGATCGTGTCCATTTTTTTGCAGAGTTCATCCCCCAATAGCCAAATATATACCTTAACTGCTCAGAATAATCTAACGCATCTTTAATTGTACCCAAGAGTTTAACTGCATGATCTTGAGTACGAGATACAAGGACAACAAGTTTAGGACCTTCATCAAAAAGAAGATGATAGAGCGGAAAAACTCCCCCAACAATACTACTTTTGGCATGACCTCTTGGTGCAATGATGTTAATTTGTTTAAGATTTTTCTCATGGAGCCTCTTTGTTATTTGCCCGTGAAATGCAGGCGATTCTGAGCTAAACATGTTTGGCATAGCCACTTTTCCAAAAAGAAGCATGTCTTTTTTAAGTTTAGCTTTTAATTCTTGTTTTGCTTTACTCATAATAGTTCTAATTGTGTAGTTTCTATTACTATAGGTTCAATTTTTGTATAATTGTACGTATCGTCAGGTAAAATAATCGGTTTTATACGTTTTTTGTACTTAAAAGGTCCATCTATAAGCTCACCATCAAATTTTTCTATGATAAGTTCCATCATTTCATTAGGTGTCATCAGATATTGCTTCTATTTCAGAAAATCCTTCTCGTTCTTGCTTCGCAACAAGTTTTGCCTCCTCTTTTTCTATCTGCCCCTCAATTTGTCTAGAAAGATCAATTTGCATTGTATCTGTCTGAACCTGCTTTTTAGGCTCCATCCCAAATATTTTTACTACATTTTCAGCTGCACGCATTAAATTAGACGCATCTTCCTTTTTTGCAGCTATCTCTGCTGCCTTCTGTATCCACTCAAAAGCAGTATCTTCTGTTATACCACGTTCTTTACCTAATTCTCTAATTTTTTTATCAATCAAACCACTAATCTCCTTTTCTTTAAACAGCCTCTTGACTGTTACATCTGGTCTTAATTGGTCTGGACGGTATATACGACCTAATAAGTCCCATTTAATAGGTTTTCCATCTAAAAGCATATGAGCATACATTGTTATCACTCGTTTTGTACGCCCCTTCTTCATCTCTGCCTTTTGCCAAGAGTCAACCCCAGTACCATAAAAGTTACGAGACTCCATCCGAGGTGAAAACTCCAGCTTAGATGTTTTATCAACCCAAGCCCTACCGCAAGAAAACATTAATTGAGTCCGTTTACCTGTTTTATAGTCTCCGATACACTCAACTACCCATCCATCATCAGTCTCGCACCAATCACCTACTTTAGCTTTCTTCCAATATATAAATTTTATTTTTTGTGCTAAAGCCTCTTCTACAGTATAGATGTTGAACGGTTTTAATTTATACCCGAACTTCTTTAGTTTACGTTCTATAGTTTCCATATATAGTAACTAGATACGTTAGTATCTTATGTATCTATATATTGAACTATATATAGTACTATAATCCCTGCGTATCAATTTTCGTCTTGTGTCCAACCCTCTGTTGCTCCCATTTTTTTATACAATGTTTTAGTGTATATCTCAGCCTCAGCTCTCAATTCGTCCGATTGCTGCATTAATCGCATTACGTCATCCTCTGTCATATCAGTAGGAATCCATTGACCAGATATTGGATCGAAGATCTCTTTCTTAGTTCTTCCTTTTTCTTTCATAGTATAAATTATCATACAATTAGCAATACTGGTTATACAATTTAGGCAATCAATTAGTTTATAGACAGGGAATTTTGGAAAAACGGTTCTAGAATGCGTGTGGGTGATATACTACAACCCGACCCCCCTGCGTTCTACTGTATAGGGTGCAAGTTTACGTTGAGTTTTCTCCCAATGGGTTTATGTGGTTAGATAACGTCACTGCCCTCACAGGCAGCACCCTCTCCAGTATCCCTTGTGGTCTCTCCCTGCCAGCACTACGCTTATTTAAATGTATTAAGTAAGTAGAACCAACCTAATTAGGAGAACTATATTATGTCTATGAAAGAACTTATTGAACTATTCACTAGTCTTATGAAAGTAATGAACCCCAAAGAGTATGAGAGCGCTATTATCTCTAAATGTAGACCAAACATTGATGATAATACAGGTAATGAGTATACTTATAAAGATGTAACATCACAGATTGCAAGTGGTACTATATTACAATTCGCTGAGGGTGGTAAGCTATGGTCATTTACAGCTGAACCAGCAGGTACACCATACTTCGATAAGAAGTTAGGTACACAATCACAGCTCAAAGCTGATAAGTATTCACTCAATCATATTAAGACTGTGGATAATGATAAGCTAGCAACTGTATTAGCTTAAGTATAATTATGTTTATAGCCTTGTACATAACGTATGAGGCTATAGCATTTAAATCCCTGCGTAGTAAAAAACGCACACTATTAGAAATGGAGGCAATTGATGTGATAAATCATCTAAAGCCAATGTATATGGGAGTCTATTCAGATAAGTGAAAGCTTATTGGATAGGCTCTCATTCTTTAATAGTATTAATATAAAAAAAAGGAGAGATGATATGGCTTTATGGAACAAAATTAATGCAAGTGTTGAAGTACCTGTATATCCAGATAGAGAAGCATTAATAGAAAGTATGGATAAAAAAGAAGCTATTGAAGTAATTGAAGACTTTATAACAACAATGAAAAATACGTATCCTCAAATAGCATATGGAGAGTATTCTCAAGGATTCTGTACTGCTGAAAGAGACCAAGATAAAGATACAATGGACATTCTTACAAAAGATAAAAAACCAAGTAAGAGATATATTTGTTGGCCAAGTTGTAATCAATGTGCTTTTGAGATAATAGATGGATATGGTTTACTAGAAAAAGCATTAGACATTATTAAATCACCAGCACCATTAGGTGAAATTGCTAAAACTAAGCCTGCAATAACTCTAAATAAGGAGGAATGATATGCCTAGAAGTAAACATCATAAAAAGAATATGTCTTCAAGTGAATGGAGAAAAATGCAGAACAAAAGAAAAGCTTTACGCAAATTCTTTGAAGGTATTAAAAGAGCTTGGAATCCAAATGGTACATTAATAAATGGACATCCAGCAAATAAAAAACCGAAAGGACTGTAATATGTATAGTAATGGATTTGAAGACCAA